CTATCTTGCCCCATACAGTGCCGTCGTTAACGACTATATCGCCAACTTCGTAAGATATAGAACCTGCTCCGAAGTCAGTAGAACCTGCATCAGAGACCTTATACATAACACCAACCTTCCCACTATCCGTATTGGATAAAGTCGGAGCGTTGGTATTTGCATTCCAAGTACCTAGTAATCCATTCGAGCTACTTCCACCACTTCCACCTTTGCCTACATAAATCATTTCTGTACCGCTAAAATTTTAAGACTTCCACTTGTATTTGTTCCGGAACATCTAAATCTTGAAGACACTCCAATACAGAGCGTGTCAATTAGATATTCAATAGAAAAGCTATTATCTATAGTTACTTCTATTGCATTTCCTTCCGTATCCTGTGCATCGTAAAAATTCACACCGTCTGCCGTAGTCTGTAAAGTTAAAGTAGAAGTTCCAACTATCCCAGATGGAATAAAAAAGTAATCTATTCTACTTCCTGTACCAATTCCTACACTTGATGTGAAAAATTCCGTAGCACTATTGTCCATTAAAAAACTCCAGACCGTAGCATTATTAACTATGGTCTGTGAGTTGTTCAATTCTATGTTAGATTTTAAGCTAAACATTATACAATAGCCACAAATGATAATTGTAAAGGCTCAACTTCTGAATCCGTAAGCTGTGCTGACGCTATTAAGCTCAACGTGTCTGTACTTCCAGCACTCATAGTTGGAGTTACGTTAAACTTAACGAACTCTTTGTATTTAGCAAGTCCAACAGGCAATGGTACTTGAAAGCGTTCTGACGTTAAAGCACCAACTGCCGTCAATACAACTGTCTCTGGTTGTAACACAACTGCTGTTTCGTATGTTCCACCTAAAGTATCACAATGCTGTATTTCTACTTCTAGTGAAACCGTTTCCGTGTCTCCTAGAGTAGCACTACCACCGATATCCAATAGACAAGATTGAAAACCTAATCTACTGAATGCTTGCCCTGTAATCTTTTCACCGTCTGAACTAGCTCCAGCCACTACCGAAGTAAGAGCTAACGCTGGGATTGGTTTGATTAATTCTGCACCGTTTCTTATTTGCATTTTATTTTTTCCGTTTAATTATTAAGATAAATGTCTGTCTGAATCAGTTATAACACCAACTGCATTGTCTCTTTGGAATCCCCAATCGAGAGCTGAGACTACTTTGATACCAATGATACCGTTTTTGAAATCATAGTTATCGTCAAGCTCTACCATTAAACCGAAGCCGTTTGCTATTAGCAACTCACTTCCGTCTATTAGATAAAGTTTCTTGTTGTCATTTGATACTGCATTCGAGCTTAGGAATTTACCACTACCTAGAATACCTAGAGAGTTCAAGTCTTTTGCATAAGGCATAATAACACCATTTGCTGAAGTCATACCAGCATACTTAACTCTTTGTAATTCAGTACCCAAATAGTAAGGATTTCTGAACTTGATTTTGTTAGTTGGACCAGCCATTGTACCGTAAAGATTATCTAAATCTTGACCCACTTGAAGTGCTGTCGCTGAAGCCGTTGCTTGTTGCGAAACTTTGCCTGTTAAAGTTGAAATTCCTTTTGGTTGAAATTCTGTACCTTTCCCAGAAAAAAATGTTTGGTCTATCATTTCTGAAATTGACTCAATCAATTCTTCTTGCGCTTCTCTATCTTGGTTTGCATTTCCTAATAAAATAGATGCTTTTGTGATGTCTGTAAATCCAGCAACCATTTTAGCTCTATATATTTTAGTCTCGTATTGTGCCTTAGACTTTGTTGGTCCTTCAGCTTCTCCTACCCAATATCCTGTAGTACCAGAAGTTTGAACTCTTCTTTTGTACTCACCGTTTACTAGCTGTCTGTTCTTAGCTCCTTCGATTTGGAATAAGACAGAAGTGTCTCTCAACAATTTATCTACTTCTAAATCAAGTCCGAACATAGAACTACCACCGTCCAATAAGGAACTGATACCGATTGTCTTCGCTTCGTTATGAAGTTCTGCTAATCTGTTACCGTCATTTGATTGGTACGTTTTTTCCATAACATTCAGAGTTAATTTCAAATCTGAATTGTCATTTGTCATATCAGCGTGGTCTTTCATTAACTGCAATGGAGTTTTTCCAGAGTTATGAGCCTTCGCTATTGCATTTGCCATTCTTCCTATAGGGAATCTTTTTGGCTCTTTTAAAGTTACACCGCTATTCACTTGACCTTCCGTTTGGAATCGTTTGTTTTCTTCTTCAATCGTGTCAGGATTAAAACCCTTCTCGATTAAATCAGTTTTATACTCTTTAATTGCTTCCTCTCTTTGAGTGCCTATTAAAGTATCTAAATCAGCTTGAGTAGTTTTCAATACTACCTTTTCTTCATTAGGATTCATTACTTAGCTCCATTAAATTTATAATTTTTAATTTCTAGTTCTAATTCTGTTGCTGTTTCTTCATCTGTGGCTTTAGTCGCTTCAACTTTAGCACTTTTAAGCTCAGCAAGGATTTCAGATTGCATTTCAGTTAGCTGTTCAGCTATTGTCTTTTCCTCTTCTTCCCCTTCCTCTTCTCCGTCTTTACCTAAGTTAGCACGAAGCTTCACGATTGCCTTATAAATAGTATCTAGCAATGTTTCATTTGCTTTACTAATTTTACGTCCAGCTTTTGTTTCCAAATTTACACCTTCTATAATTGATTCTAATAATGTTTTAATTTCTTTGATTGTTTCCGTGTCAGGATTGCTAAAGTCTTTTTCTTCAAATCCAAATGCCTTTATTAAAGCACCTCTGTTGGATTGGATTGTAACTACTGATATTTCTAATAGTTCCCAAACTGAAATAACTCTTACGTTTTTAGCACCTTTATTTCTTTCTGTTGTTGTTGGCTCTCTTAGACTAGCTTCCTGTATAGAGAAACCTATACTGATTGCATTAAGGAATCCTCCCTCAATACACTCTTTAATCTCATCAATATCCTCACGACCCGTTCTAAACTCAATCCAAGCTTCAATCTGTTTCGGCTTAACGATTATCTCAACACACTTACCAATAGGTAAAGAATATGAGCTATGCTGAAAAAAGACTAAAGGGTTTTTCTCATAATGAGATACATCTGCTCCTGCAACCAATAGAACGTCTCCGTCTCTATCCATTTCTTCCGTAGTAATTACAACGTGTAGCAGTTCCCTGTCATCTTTCGTAATAAATCCCTTTACGTTGGCATCGAATCTCTTAATTTCTTCTGTCTTTGGCATATCCTACTCATAAAAAAAGTGCAACCCTTCAAAAGAATTGCACCGTGTTTTAAATAACTGTGTGCTTTACGTTTACTTCATTCCTTCAATAACGCAAATTTTATATATCTTGTCAATAATAGATTTCATTCTATCTGTCTCGCCTTGTTTGGAGTACATATCGTATAAAAAATGCCTGACTTTATTCATCTTTTTTCTATACTCTGTTATATTATCCTTTGCTAACATACGAAACTCTTACATAATAAACTAATAAATAATTAATTGCTTGGTTTTAACAATCTTAGAAAACATCTACACTCAATATCTTCGCTGGGGTTCCCTGTTCCCTTTGGATAAAGTGCAAGGTTGCTTGTCTTTGTTCCGTCATTTGTTACTGACTCCAAGCTGAACGATTGTGATGCTGTTATTCTCATACCGTCTAACTTAGCGTGTGATTTCCTTACTTTGCTGTCTCTTCTTGTTATCCAGACTTTGTCTAGATTCTTTTTTACTGCTACTTCGTATTGTGATTTGTTTTCTATATAAGTAGTAGTGTTTCTTACAATCTGTCCTGACTTAGCTTCTGTATAACTATCGTCAAAATATTCGCCTGTCTCTCTAATTAATATTTCGTTTATCTTACTGTCTGGCAAACTAGCGTTTGTACGTATAATTGTTTCTACTTTCTCTTTTAGTGTTTCGTGAGTATTGAATACTGAATGCTTCACTAAATTAACTTGCTCATTTACCATTACGTTTATTCTTTGCTGATAGTCCGATATTGATATTTCTACATCCATATCATCTGCTACTCTCTGTATAGTTTCCTTCGATTGTGCTTCTACATTTATAGCAACAACCTCTGCGAAACTTTCTTGCCACTTAGATACATCGAATATAGTATTTATCTTAACACCGTCTTTCTTTATATTAAGCTTTACTTCTTGATTTAATCCTGAGAACAATTTGAGTATTTCTAATAGCAAATCTGCATCTTTTTTCTTTAGCAGTTTGTCTATCTTATACCAATACCTTGTATTACTGTCGAAGTCTTTTTTTTTATAGCTCTTACTCTCTTCCGTAGTATCTGTTTCTGGTGGCTCAGGTACGGCAAGTATTTTTGGCTCATATCCGTTTGCTTCTCTGTATTCATTTATGTCTATTGCTTGATTCAAAAACATTGTTGAAGTTTTACGTAACTCAAACTCTGCATCTCTAAATAGCTTAGGTACAAGCTCCATTCTTACATCTGTTATTCCAGATAGATATTTATTGAAATAGTAAACAAACTTATTTGCTCTCGGCTCTATTACGTTTTCTATTAGATATTGCATAGTCGCTTCTGCTACTGCTTTTCCTGAGTATTGGTGTGTAAGTATAGTATCTGGTACCATAAAAGCCGATGCTATCCTTTGTCGTTCTGAATTTTCCCAATCTGAATTGATTGTCGATTGCCCACCTTCTACATTGCCTAGATTCTTTGGTGTCATCCCGAATGGTAAAAATGATTGTGCCTTATATTTCGGGTTCTGTATATTAGCATTATACATTTGCAATAGTGCTGTCGCTTCTTCTTGTCCTAGCTCTTCTGATTCCGAACTTAATATGAACGGCATTACTCCATCTGACTCGTAATACGTCTCTATGTAGTTAAGACGTTTAATTGCTATTTCCTGTACGTCTTTTATAGAATTGATAATATCAGCTTGCCCTTTGAAGAAATTCTCATCTGAAATTACGGACGGACTCATTTCTTTAATGTGAATAATGTCTTTGGCTTCATATCTAACATATTTATTACCTAGATTAATTACATAGTGAGTTATTCTTTCTCCGTCTGTTATCTCTTTAACTCTGTTGGCTGGTAAGACTATTATATTTGCTGGATAAGTTGTGCCACCTAGTGTTAACTGAGTTGGTAACAGATAACAATTGCCTTTGAGGTCTAGCCAAGCTCCGATAAGGTATAAAACATCGTACCAAGTATAGTTTACGTTCGGATTCTCTTTTAACAGATTAAGCCTGTGTCCCTCTGGTACTTCTTTTTTATCTTTAACGAATATAAAGTTGGAGTTAGCTAAGGCTGTAGCTCTTATATTTATACAAGCAAAAACCCAACCTTTTTTGTAGTCATTTAATCCTAGCTGGCTGGACTTAGTCAACATTAATTCTCTTAATTTTAATAGCTCTCTCTCATACTTCTCTTTACCAGAGCCGTCGCTTTTCTTTGTGAAGTTCCATAAGCTTTTTAAATTCATATCATTCTCTAATTGATTATATATATTTCTGTTTTGTTCAAACGATTAAAACTGTATGCACTTGCATCTACTTGGTCATCTTCCAAATCATTAATTCCTGTAAAAGATTGTAACTCATTAACGTAATCTTTTAACCAAGTTGCTTTTTCTGGTAGCATAACGTCTCCTCTGTTCCAAGCTTCTGCAAAGGATAAAGACCTAGTATATTTGTCTCCTCTGGGAAGCAATTTATAAACTCCACCAACTTCTCTTTTGAACATATCATATATTCCCTTCTGTGGGCCATTGGCTTCGATTCCTACCCTAACATTGTATTGCTCGTATAATCGTTTAACCAAATTTAAGGAATAATTTACTTTCTTTCTATATCTAAATACATCTATTATATAATACTTCTTATCTTTCTTTGCCATTACGACTATTGCCGAATGGTCTCCACTTGTTCTTTCAGTATAAGCTAAATCTGTATTGACTGTATATATTAAGCCGTCTTTTGGTAACTCTTTGTATGTAGCATAGTCTTTGAATAGATAGTCCTCCCTTGCTCTCGGCAGTCCTTGATACAATGAGTCAAAAGCGTGTGGAGTGTTAGCTTGTGTCTTTAGTAGCTCTTCTAATGGGTAGCGTTCTTTCCATAGCTCTGTACCTATTTCTCTTTCTGTCTCTATTTCTAATCTTCCAGAAAAGTCAAGACCGTCTTCTATTGCTGGAAGTCGGACAAAGTCGTATTCTGCTCTTTCCTTCATTAATCGACCTATCAAGTCGTCTTCGTG